AGATACCTAAATTTATAACCGTTTTGATTATAAGATAAATTATTTTCATTAATCTTTAGTTCAATATCGGTAGTTGGTATAATATCTAAAACTCTAACTAGTTTTTTAATATCTGGTAAATTTAAAGTAGTATTATTAGGAATATCAGTATCTACTTCCATCGATGATTTACATACTATAGTTGCATCTGCCGATGCTAAAGTGCAACTTATAATATTATCTTGTATTGTTAAAATACATGCATCGTTAAGATTAGAGACTGGAGCTAAAAAGTTAGATACAAAGTCTTTTTTATTTTTTATTTTTAAATAAGCCATATACTAATTCTATTATATTAGTTTTCCCATTACTTATCAACTGATTTTTTTTTTGCTTGTCTTTTGATAGGTAATGATGTAGTTGTTATTTTATCTATTATAACATCAATTTTTTCATTTAATTCTTTAACTTGCTTAGTCTGAAAATTTACCTTTTTTACTAAATCATTAACTTGATTTATAAGTTCTTCTTTTTCTGAAACATCAAAATTAAAAGATAATTGAGAATCATTATTAGATATTTTAATAGATTGATCTTGCGTAGGTATTGATAATTTTTGTACAGGAGGGTCAGGAATAGGAGCAGCCTGCACCTGTTGAGGTACAGACTGCTGAGGTTGAGCATAGACTTGTTCAATTTGCTTCTTTATTTCTTGACTTGCACCTCTTTTTAAAGTAGTGGATTCACCAACAATATTACTATCCATTTTACTGGCTTCTCCATACATATTACCCATAAAATTAAGTAAGACACTTCTTTCTTCATTAGGAGAAAGTTGTCTAGTTAATTCAGGAGCCTGTTCACCCTGAGGAGGGTTTTGAGGCATTGGAATCATTTGTGGTTGGTCGTCAGCCATTTTTATTAAACGTCAAGACCTTCAAGTAGTTCTTTTAGAACTTCATCTTCATCATTATCTTTCTTTTCCTCAACAACTGGCTCACTTACTGCAGTTTGAACGGGTGTATTATTTTCTTCCTTATCAAACATAATAGTAGTAGTTGTAGTAGAAGCATCTTTAACATAATAATGTTCATCTAACATCGTTTTAAGATCATCAGAACTCTTAACACTAAACACACTACTTAAATCAAAAGTATTATCATAAATTTCTTTATGATTATCTTCATCTAGACCATCAATTGCACTAGGCATTGCAAACTTAGATGATACATAAGTAGGAAAGTCACCTTGCTTTTCTACCTTAACTCTAAAGTTAACACCATTAGGACTTAAATCAAAGATACGAGGACCTAACTCAGATGCATCTTCCCCTTCAATTGCATCGGTAATAATATTATGAATTTGCTTACCGTAACGAAGCATTTTAACCTTACCATTATTTTCAGGATTAACAGGGTCATTAACTACATAAACATTTACTAACCACTTTTCAGAACGGACTATAGCCTTAGCTTTTTCCTTTTCTTCTTCACTACCAGTACGAAGAATCTTATATCGCTCTTCAGCAATAGGATCTCTTTCACCGAAGGTTTGAAGAGAGATTGCACTAGTATATTGACCAGTAGCAAAACTATTCCAACCATGCTGATAATAATGAAAGAACGTCTTAGAAGGATCTTTAGCATAAGGCAATAACCTTACAGTAAAGGTATTACCAGGAGGTGTCTTTAAGATATCACCTATTGCACTCTTATTATTATCGTTATCTGCTGCTAATGCAGACTTAATACTATCAAACATTGAACTCGTTATATTACTCATAATTTAATTATAGACTATACTTTTTGATTTTCAACGAAAATTTTAAATTTATTAATTATTTTCTTAGCTTTAGAGCTAGAATAGTATTTTGTTCTAATATAATTTAACCTTGAAAAATTAGAACTATACATTGTTTTTATTTCCGTATCTATAGAACTTACTACCTTTTCAAAATTACTGAAAGCAAATAATATAAAGATAATAACATCTCTATTTTTAATATGCTTAAGAAAAACATTATATTCACCTTCTTTTATTGTAAGGTAATCTTTAATATTAATATCTTTTTCTTTACAATAGTTGTAAATAAATTTTATTGATTCTTGCATTTTTGATAATGTTTTATCATCATCCGGATTATTTAAAATAAACTTATCATTATATAAAGTATAAGCTTTTATAGCTTTAGGTCCTAGATAAAATTTTAAATCAAAATAATTTTCATCATAAACAAAATAAGGAGCTTCGAAAAAATCTTTTATTTTTAAATGTTTAAATTTAAAGAAAAAATTACTTAATTTATTAATAATAATATAATTTTCATCCGGAAAATTATCAAAATTCTTTCTATACTTTACTGGTTTGTTATTAACCTTTTTACTTACTTCTAAAAAATTATTATAAATTACTTTTTCTATATCAGTCATTAAATCCATCAAATTTATTCAAAAATTTAGTTACATATTTACTTTTGGTTACAGAAGGTTCAGTTTGTATATATTTTTTAATTGCAGTAAAGTCATTTTCTTCTTCAATAATACTAATAAATATATCACGTAATGCTTTATTTTCAAGTATTTTTAAAAAAACGGTAGCAAAATTCATTTTTTTATCATGGACTAAAGCAACAAAAGTGCAAAAAGAATAAAACGATTTTTCAAATTCAGCTGTTTGAATATCTTGATATGGGCTATTATTTTTCATTTATTGGTTTTAGTAATTTAGTAATATTAATTACAGTATCGTTTAGAGTTCCACCCGCTGCATCTTCGTGACCTCCCCCGTCCATTATTTTAGCAGCTAATTTACCCATATTTATAATGCAATTTTTATTGCGTCTCATATAAACACTCTTACCAATTAGATTTATCATTAAAACAAAATCTACTTGATATTTTTCAATAATAGTTTCTGCTATTTCATTTGGACTAAAGGTTACCATAACCCCTGCAACATCATAATTATTAGGCCCTATTTTTATATTACCTCTATGTATAATTTCTTCTTTAAAAAATCTATCTATTTTATTTTCTATAATTTTTAAAGCATTTTTATGAAATTGAGTAAAACCAAAAAAACCATCCTTAAAATCGTTTTCAAATTTACTTACCCTATCCCCTGTATATGACCAAAATACTTGATTAAGTGGTTTACTAAACGGTAAACTTAAGGTATAACTATCATAATCATCAATTAATTTTACTAATAATTTTTGATTTTTATTAAGTTTATTTTCTAGCTTAAAAGTATCATATATTAATTTAGTACAAGACGGGTAATTTTTAATTATTGGTTTAGCATTTTTATAATTATTAATTAACTCTATATGCTCAGCGTGATGATCAACCACAATAACATTCTTAAGATCACATAACCTAATTTCACTTTCTTTAAGATTTAAATCACTAATAATTACTAAGTCATAATCTTCAAATTTAAAATAAGCTATATCATTAATAAATTTTTTTTCCGTAGTAACTGAATACGTTAATGTGGTATCTTTATATGCTTGTTTTAAACAAAGATATGAACCAGCTCCATCGAGATCTGCATCTGTAATTATATGGATCTTAGGCATTTATTTTATTTAGTTCCTCTTTTTAATTACTCAACAAGCTTAAAGTATTCGTTAAATCGGACATTTCACTACCATCATCATCAATGTTTAATGATTCATCCTCCGAAATAGTTAAAGTATCATAATTAAGTCTTAATGCTGTATGACCAAAATTTGAACCATATCTATTTTTCATCATACCCATTTTAACTATACCTAATTCCTTATCTTCATCATCTTGAAAAATACTAAATATACAGTCAGCAGTAGCAGCCATTCCAATAGATTCTGATATAGTATCCAACCCAGGGTTTTCTTCGTCATAACCAGAACGATTTAACTGAGTAGCAGATATAAAAGGACATTCAAAAACATAACTTAAAGCTCTTATACCTTCTGCAACATGCTTAACTCTCTCATAAGAATTATCCCCATATGGACTTTTAAGTAAATTTAAATAATCAAGAACAACTGCATCAACTTTTATACCTCTATTTTTTATTTCAGTAATATAACCTTGTATATTTTGAGGGGTTATAGTACTCGGAGGAAACTCTTTAATTAAAATTTTACTATCAGGCTTACCATTATTATAACTTTTAATTTGTTCAGACAATGATTGGCTTGCACTTCTTAATTCTTTCATCGGTATACGAGTTATATTAGATGATAATCTTCTTGCATATATCATTTCTGACATTTCAAGACTTATAACTAAAACTGTTTTACCCTGCGAAGCAATATTGCATGCTATGTTACCTAAAAATATAGATTTACCAACATTAGATTCTCCTGCAAATACATATAACGATCTACCATTTTCTAAAAAGCCACCATCTATTTTATTATCTAACCATTTCCAACCTGAAGGTATAGTAGGTTGATCAATATTTAAATCATCTATAACTTTATCAATATTTTTAAATAAATCTAAACCTAAATTACTTTTTAAATTTACGTTACAACTTTTTTCAAAACTATCTAAAATATAACTTGTATTAACGTCTCCTTTACTAACGTCTTCAGCTATAGAAAGCATAGTATTATATATAGCTCTTTCTTTTAAGAATCGTTCAGTATTAACTGTTAATTCATCATCATTAAACTTTTTATCAATATTAGGAAAGTTTTTAACCACTGATTTAAAACTATCCTTTAATTCATCATTAATTAAATAAGATTTAATTTCAGTTACAGTAGGAATGCTTTGCCTTTTTACATAAAAACTTTTTATAAGACTAAAAACAGTCTTTATATTTTTATCATTAAAATATTCAGGCTTTACATGTTCTATTATTTGAGTTAAATAACTTTCATTAGTTAAACTCTTATAAATTATAACCTGCTCATAATAATCTAAATTTAATCTTCCTACTTCTTCCATTTGTTTATAAAATATTTTTGACCTTCATAAAATTCATTACTTGGGTTAGTTAAGCCAGGGCTTGAATGTATTATTGGTATATCCACAACTCCTATTTTAACATTATTTTTATTGCATTCCAGACAAAAATCTATATCATAATAATGAAAATTAGATGGATAAGTTTCGTCGAAAATTACATTAGTTGGTAAATTTTTAATATTAATGCCCATAAACACACCATCAATAACCAAAACACGACCTGGTATAGGACCAAACGAGGTATACTGATATTGTTCAGGAGATCCATGAGCGACATTTCCTTTTTGATCTTTTCTTTCGGACATAAGATGCCATAAAGCAGGCTCTTTAACTCTACATGTTGTTGCCCCTGCGAGACCAAAAACTGTATACATTTCTCCGTAAGTATCCAACCTAGATAACAGATCCCCGCAATTGATAAAAACATCGTCATGGACAAATACAGAAATATCAACGTTGTTACTACGAGCGTCCTCCAAGAAGTTATTATAACATTTTTGCAAACTTTTAGTATTTTTTTCTTCATAATGTACTGGTATATCGTAATATTTTATATTGAGAGATTTATATAATAAAGTATCTTCTTTTTTACCTTTCGTGGTTGTATAAATTTTATATTTCATTTAAGTATGGTTCTATTTTAATTGCTCCAAGATGTTGATAATTATTAATAAATTTATCACGATCTATTTTATTATAAAATACAGATAAAATATATCCACCAAAACCACCGCCGCAATATTTGGTTGCTATTACATTTTCAATAACTGGTAATGCATTCATACCTTCTTTTAATTGTACTTCATAATTCATATTAATACCAGCACATAATAGCTCTAAATTATTATTTTGTACCCCTGTATATGCTAAACGACTAGACCTAGCTAATAAATTATAATCACGATTATTTTTAACATATGATGGAGTATCATGGCTAATCCCAGTATAATGTAATGCCATTTTACCTTTTAATATATCTCCGTTTCGTTTTAAAATAAGATAAGGTTTTTTACCACTTTTCCAAACACATAAACCGGTTTCTTTTATTATAGCTGGGTCTTGCCACCCTACTCCTAAATCTAATTCACTTTGTACACCATCTTTACCATTTAATAATGCCCATGCTCCACTGCCTCCTAATCCTGATTGAGTTTCATACGGCCAATTGTGTAATGATACAGTTGGTGATATTGCGCAATTTACTATAAATCCATCATTTCTGGCAAGTTCAGGTACATCTAACCAACCACCAGCTAAGTCTACCCGTAAAGGAGCTTCATCAGGGGTCTTTATATTGTTAAGAATAGATGATGTACTTACCGGGTCAAACTTTGGTGGTGTTTTTTCCAGTTTAACATATTCTATATTGTGTTTTTTACAGAATTTTCTTTTCTTTACTCCAAATTTATCATCTGAAGTAACTACTAAAGTATCAGGTAATATTTTTAGTATTATATCCTTAAAATTTAAACCGTTTTTATCTAAATTATTTCCAATTACTACCTCATCAATAAAAGATATATTATTCAAAATTTCTATCTTATGCTCAATCGGTATACTAGGTCGTCTTTTTTTATAATTATATAGTACTTCATCGGATGGAATACATACTACCAATTTATCCCCTTGTTTCAAAGCTTGTTTAAAAAATTCTATATGACCTGCATGGATAATATCATAACAACCTGAAACAAATACTTTATTCATATTCTTTTCTATCGTCCATTTCAGGTTTATGATCTCTATTCCAGATCATACCCATAATATTCCATAAAGCAGCTCCTAAATGGTCTTCACTATCATCGCCGATAAAGTCTTGCATAAGATGTCTCATAGTACTATCGTATAAAACTGAATGTTTCATACCTTTCTTCCAATTATTTTCACCGTATGTATCAGCTCCTTGTAAATACCTCATCATTACATCATTAAGTGCTTTATGAGGTACTAAACTCATACGTAATTTACCATCAGCATTATCTCTTTGAGCTCCAGTTTTAAATTGACGGGGTTTACCTGTAATTTTTAATTTACTCATCAATTATATTATAAATGGGTTCCGTAAAAATCATATCTTGAGATTTAAAATCATTATCTTTAATAATAAAATTATTACCTAACCATTTTTTAAAAAAGAATAAGCCATCACTTCTAACATCTGTATTTACATAATAAAATTTTATATTATCTTTATGCTTATTAATTGCGTTCTTTATTAATAATTTTGCAATACCCATACCTCTACTTTTTTTAGAAACTACTATATAATATGTTTTTAAAGTATCTTTTGCTTTTGTATTTACAGTGTATGCATGCAGACCTAATACTCTCCCTGTTTCATCTGTGCAAAGCTCTATAGGATATTTTTCCCACCAATTTCTACTAGACCAGGTATGGCCAAATGTATTTAAAATAAAGGAATCAGTATTATCATAGACAAATTTAATAAATCTTAATTTATCTATTTCAGTTAGTTTATCAATTGTAACGTAATTTAAGTTCATAATGTTAAAAATGGTGAATCATATACAAAACCATCTACTTCAGTTAAGCCTTCATATGAAAAATTATAAAGAATACCTTGACTCACTTCTTTATAATCACAACCTCTTATAGATGATATATTGCTATCTTTATAAAATAATGTACTACCTTGTCTTGCTATGTATATATTCATAGTTTTAATATTAACTATCCATAAAGCAAAAGTACCCTTTAATTTTTCTATAGTATATAAAATATTCTGTACTTCACTTTCTATATCTTCACATGGCCCATGCGTGTATTCAAATTCATCTAATAATGCCGGTATAATGCTACTATCAACTGGGTTATCATGAGCAGGTAAATAATCATCAATTAATTCATTAAAATTAGATAAAACTCCATTATGAGCTACTATCCAATCACCATACCAGAACGGGTGAGACGTTTCTTCTTTCCAATCTCTTCCAGTTTCAGTAGGTGCCTGGTTATGACCAAGGTATAAATGACCTTTATCTTGAGGTAATTTGATATCATTCCAATTTATATTACCTTTTTCCTTGACTACTTTATAATTAGCTTTATTATAGCAATAAAATATACCAGTTGAGAAATTACCTCGCTTTTTATTAGCTTCTTGTAATACCTCAAAGGTAGATAAATTATTACTACAATAAATACCGCACATATATATATATATTATAGTATAAAATTAAAAAAAATCAATAAATAATAATATGAGTTTACATAACTGGTCAAATAAAAAAATTATCGTTGAAGATACAGCAAGTTACATGAATAATATCGACTATGATGTTGTTGAAGAAGCAAGAGGTAAAAAAATTGCTGATCCTATTAGAGCAAAATTAATGGGTATGGAAGATATTAGAGATCTTAAAGGTACAATGACACCTAGATACTTTGCAACTAAAGTAATAAGATTTTTACAAAAAGAAAACCCAGAGTTAGATTTAGAAAATTTAACTGATGATGAAATTCAAAATGCTATAAATGTAGTAGCTAATGTTTCAAAACCATTAGCTCAGAGATCTGATATTAAAATTACTACTAGAGAAAGAGGAGCAGCAAAAGAAGGTCTTAAAAAAGGAGATACAGGTTTTGAAACTTTACAATTAAATCTAGGTGGAGATAAAGTATTCAAATCAGAAGGTGAAGTAGGACAGAACGATTTATATACTACTATTAGTGATGGTTTAAAATATAGAGTTACTCTTAATAATTTTAAAGGTACTAAAATTAATTTAGACGATATTACTCAAGATGATGTAGTATCAGTCGTAATAGTAAAGCCTAGTGAAGTAGAAACTGTAGATAAATTTGCAGGAGAGATTGATTTAGGTCAAAGAGAAAAATTAGTAGCTGATTTTCCTGAAGGAGAAGAGCATGATCATGAAGATGGCGAAAGTTGCCCTAGTGATGAAGAAGGTTGTCCAAGTGATGAAGAAGATGCTGAAATTGATCATGATAAAGCTGATTTAGATGATGATGGTGATCTTTCTGAATATGAAAAAGCAAGAGGTCAAGCTATTGCTGATGCTATTGAAAAGCAAGATAAAGAAGAAGATGCAGAAAGATGCCCAGTTACGGGTAAATTAAGGAAGAAAAGTGATGAAGAAACTTGCGATGAAGAAGAACAAGAAATTGCTATGTCACCTCAAGCTATTCAACGTGCAATGATAGAAAGAGGTCGTAACGAACTTAATAGACATCATCAAATTGAAAGATTATTCAGGCACGGTTATTAATAAATTATAGATTTACAATTATTTTCTTTGTAAATTGCATCTAATTTATCTTTCTGTTTATAAGGTAACGGGTCTCGCAAACCTGCATCTACAAACCCTTTTAATCTTAATGCACTACTTGCACTATTTGCATCACATGGATATTCTCCAGAATAACAAGTATAAGTATCGCCAAATTTGACCCCTAATTCTACCCCATGTAAAATAATTTCTTTTTTACTCATTTCAAGAAGAGGGGCTCTAACACTTACATCAACTTCTCTATTTAACAAACATATTTGATTCATTTTATCTATAAATTGTACTGAACCGTCCCAATAACCTGCCAAACTATCCGCTTGAGCAGCACCATACCATACCTCATCCGCTTTAAGTTTCTCAGCATATGATAATAAGATACTTAAAAACATCATATTACGAAAAGGTACATAAGACTTTGGTTGAGCTTCTCCCATTATATCTTTTACATCAGGTGTATCAATATCATTATTAGTCAAAGAAGATGTATCAGCTATATCTTTAATATATTTTACATCTAATAATTTATTAGTAAATAATACATTAGAAAAATCATGCTTAGCATGGACTAATTGACTTACTGCTGCATGTAACTCTAAATCATGTCTTTGACCGTAATCAAACGTTACCGTATGAACTTCTTTATATTGTTCTGCAGCTTTATATAAAAGTACAGACGAATCCATACCACCTGATAATGTTATTATTATTTTATTCTTCTTCATCTACTTCGTCTGGAATAATTTCTTCTTCATCTGACTTATTACTATATTTCCATTCTTGCTTAATTTTTTCTTCTACAACTGGTATAATAGTATTATCCCACAGTTCCGTATCATCTTTCCACTTACTATAATAACCAAGTTTCTTACCATCTGGTAATGTATAAGTAGACCCTGTTTGTATAACTGCTCCTAAACCTACTGCAAGATCTAATAAACCATAATACTTATTTAGACCCTTATCAAAAGATAGATACATTTCACCTTGCAAGTATTGCTTAATAAATCTATTTTTAACCGTTAATGCTCTAAGTATAACCCCTGAATAATTCTTCTGGCCTACAGCTAACTTACCATCCGTATTTTTATCTTCTTTAACTGGCTTACGAGCTAACTGAATAGTTACTGAAGGTAGATAAACGGTAGCAGTACCACCAGGCATTGCTTTAACCAAAGAAGGAAATAATGCTGCAGGATCTTCATAGATATGATTAGTAGCTAAAATAGTAGTTTTAGTTAATCCAGATAACTGAGTCAAAGTACGTAATAGGGATTTCATAGCTTTAGCTCTACTACCCATATCAGCACTAACATTACCTTTTTCTTGACGATTAATCTGTAACTGACTTTCCATATTACCTAACGAATCAATTGCAATTATAAATTTACCTTCTTGACCTTTCTCTTTTACCTTAGTTAAAAAATCATAAATTGTATTACGACACTCTTCAATACTAAAAACAGGTACATATTTCACTTTACTAACATCTAACCCTAATGCTGCTGCTCCATCGCGATCGATAGCATTTTCACTATCAAATATAACAGGTATTAAACCTTCTTTTTGAGCATTAGCTAAAATCTTTTGCAATATAAATGACTTACCAGTCATACTAGGACCTGCTAATAATGTCATTCTATTTCTAGGTATACCTCCAAATAACGACCCGGAAACGATACCGTTTAGTACCATAGAGCCCGTATCTAACCAACCATCTACATTACTAATAGCACTTTCATTTAAGAAAGATGCATATGGATTAGATTTATCAATTACAGATAAAATATCATCAATTTCTTTACTCATATACTTCTATTATAGTATATGTTTATCATTTATCAATAAATTCTTTAAACTTATCAGCATCTTTTATTTTTTCAAATTGCATTGTATGTTCATAAACGTTAGTCCATCTATAGATATCCCATTGCCATTTGTTAAAATTTTCTTTACAAAAGTCTGTATATTCCATTTCCCAATCTGAATGAAATGGTACTGAAAACCCATATGATTTCCATCCTAATTTATAATCCCATATTTCTTGTGGTGTCATCATAGGGAACCTCTCAGATTTCTCTGAGAGGCTTAGTTTTATTTTTTTTATTCGTCGTCAAACAACTTAATAACTTCAGGCTCATTACCTGTTGGTGTATTAGCTGATACTAAAACTGGATTTACAATTTTTTCGTACTGCTCTACAATACGAGGTTCAATTGAAAAATTAGTACTAATTGCAATATTGCCTTTTGAATATTCGAAAAAATTAGCTCTTGAACCATCTTCTTTAGGTTGTACAAATTCTTGAAAAAATAAAGGAAATAATTGCACGGCCATTTGTCCGTTTTCCCCTTGTTGAACTGTAATCATAACTGGATTCTTTACTACTAGAGTATCGGATTTATCATCATATAATTCTCCAAAAATAGCTCGTCCGGCGTTATCAATAAATGTAGTATATTTTTTATCTGACATACATATATTTTAATTACCTTAATTAATAAGTCAACTTAATTCGCCTTTTTCTCTCATATTTTTTCTTATTTTTGTAGAGCTAATATTATGTATTTCTTCTCCTAAATTATGCTCAGAAAAAGTATACCCAACTCCTCTACCATAACTTATATCTACAATATTCGGTACAACAACAATAGTATATTCCTTGTTAAATGAGTAACCCTCTTCAGTTAAACATTTCTTAATATTGTTCGTAACTGTAAAAGGGTCGAACGGATTGCTGTCATTTTCTTCCGTAAGTCTTACCATAATACAAACTTGCCCAGTCTTAGCTAAAGCCTTTTTAAAAAGCACTGTATGACCTTTATGCCAAGGTTGCCAACGTCCTAACATTTGTACTGTAGATTTTTTATAATCAAACATTATTAATTTTATTTAAAATTTTATATGGGTTATTACCACCCCATTCTTTTACCCTATAATTGTAAACAGTAGGTTTTTCAAATATTTTATTGGTATCTTCATATCTACCTTCTTTTATAGTATCCATCCATATAGCAAAATCAGCATGGAAATCAGCTCTAGCTTTTTTAGTAGGGCAAACAAAATCTGCTACTGCTATTTTATTACATTTAACAACACCATCGGATAAATATTTCATTCGATTGGCTTGTCTTATACGACCTTCATAACTAAAATCCCAATCATCATACTCTTTACGGATTTCATCTGCATTTAACCAAACTCCTTTTAATAATTTAGATAGCTCTTTAGCTAATGTAGATTTTCCACTACCCGGTAAACCAAAAATTAATATTTTCATAATTATTAACTTAATAAATCAAATAAGTTAGTTTGAACTGCATTGCCAGGCTTTTGTATAGACCATTTAACATTTTCATAAAATCTTTCTATCACAGCATATAAATTTTTCTCAAACATTTTATCATAATCTACATGAAATATTTTTTTAAATTCATCAGGATAATAATACTTGTATGCTAAACTTGGTAAGTTATACGGATTAGGTTGTTGTAAGTAAAAATATCTTACTTTATCTCCCGAACTAATAGTTTCATATTCTTTTTCTATATTAAACTTCTTAAGTAACATATTATGATAGTAAGCAGCTTTAACGTGAATAGGCATACCTTTAGCAGTTTTCCAACCATCACACTGCCCTGCATATTTTTCATAACCTTTTAACCCTGAAACAAACGTTATATCTTCAACTGGTAAGTCTTTAAAAATTTTATAAGTTTTATCTAACACAGCATTCGTTTCAGTTATACTCTGAGTGGATAACATAGTTTCAATTATACCTTTTACGTGAGGTTTAATTGCATCAGGCATAGTACTTCTTACTACTTCTACCCCCGTATACTTATACTTATCAGTAGGTATACCTTCATCGTCTAATACATGTATAACATAACGTTTTTTCTGTAAAAATATACCAACATCAGCTATCATTTCACGTTTAAATACAAACCTACAATCTTTAGAGTTTAAAGCCTTACTACCCCATACTTTAATTTCTTCATTTAAGAAATCTTCAATATTTTGCACTTCATCATAAAATTCATTGCTAACTTTACCATCATCACCTGTAAAAGATAAACCTGCTTTAATTAGAGGTTTTACTGAAATATAACTACTATCAGTATCGTTATATATAATACAATCATTTAAAGTTTTTTCATCTTCTATACCCGTCTTTTTCTTAATATATTTTTTAAGTAATTCATTAGACATTTTAATAACTGCTTGACCAGTTAAAGTAATAGAAGAAGCTATATCATCATCACCGAAAGGTGCATGTTTATTACCAAAGTAACCGTATATAGAATTAATTAAAACTTTAATACATAACTGTTTAGCATCTAATTGCTCAATTTGAAACTTAAGCTTTTGATTTTTATTTTTTAAATATTTTTTTCTTAGTTTACCCAACTCTTTCTTAACGTCAACTCTTTTATTATAATAATAATCTAAAATCTCAGGCATTACCCCTTTACTCTTTTGAGTAAACAATACGTTAGCTTTACTTATTGCTATTTCTTCTTTTTTACAAAACTTCAGAAACTTTTCATGAGTTAAAGTAAATACTTTACCATTTGCATGTCGTATAACTATTTCATTATTATTTTTATCTTCTATTTTACCAACTTTAGTTTCTGGAGACATATTAAGAGATATCATCACATTCGGGTATAGAGAGTTAGCATCAAACGATATAATATTTTCTTGAAAGCCTTGTAAAGGTTCACCTACATAAGCCCCGGGGTTCTTTCCCGAGTCTTCATTTCTAATAAATGAAGGTACACATTGATTACGTCTTCTAGATATAACAGCAGTAGCACCATTAATTACTGAAAGGGAACCCATAGCAGCTTCAAAGGTAGTTAATCCTACATAAGCTAACATTTTAATTAGTTCTGTATACTTTAATTTATCTTCAAGTTTAGTTAGAAGTCTAACGTCTTGAATATTATATTCAACAAACGTTTGCCAATCAGTATCTGATAGAGTAGCAAGATTCATATTACCAAAGTCTACTTTCTTCTCACCTAACTCAGATTCACCAATAGCATCAAGTTTATAACTTTCTTTTATACCTACAGAAAATCTTTTATATACATCTAGATAATCAATTAATGAAACCCCTTCAACATACCATCTTGTTTGCTCTTGACCAAACTGACCACGTATAGTTCTACTATATACATTACCTGAAGGAGATATTCTATTAGTCCATTCATCGCCAAGTATACGAGTACATCTATTTAAAATATAAGGTAAATCAAAAAACTCACTATTCCAACCCGACATAATATCTGGATAATCTTTTTCAATATATTCAACAAATCTCATAAATAGTTCTCTTTCAGTAGAACACTTTATATAAGTTACGTCTTCATCTTTATTATTATAATCTTTAAGACCGAAAGTATAATAATGACGGTTTAAAGAGTCAAAAACTGTTATAACATTGACTGTATGGGTAGGATTAGCAGGTTGAGGAAACTCATCAGGGGAATAAGTTTCAATATCTAAAAATAATACTTTAATAGGGTTTTTACTAAACTCAGTTTTTTCATTTACTTTCCAAAAAGTATCAATTAAGTACTGCTGAACTGCAGGTTGATTCTCGAATACTCTTTTTATACCCGTATCTTTAATATACTTGTATCTATCATATTGGGTTCTAAAACTTTTTTTAATTAATTTAGTACCGTAAATAGACTCATAATCACCTTTACCTTCTACATAAAGATAAGGGTCATATGAAGTAGTTACCTTAATTCTTTTACCTTCTTTATCCCAAGTAAATAAGTTGATACATCTTTCACGGGGATCATAATATATATTACGGTAACTCACACACTAATTATATTAACGTTCCTATAAATATCAATATATGACACCTGAATTTGATAAAGTAATTAAAAAATATATGAAAATATATAATGTTGGTTATAGGGAAGCAGCATCTATTCTTGGTAAAAGGAAGAAGAAAAAATCTATTGTTGAACCGGAAAAACTTACCCAAGGTGAATTAGAATTAGGTAATAAAGATGCTCCTAAGTATGGAGATACTGAAGTTTAATTATATCTAGATAAATTAACTCTTTTAGGATCATCTACCCCATACTGGTATAGTTCTAAATAGCAGTCGATATTTTTATCATCTTCTAACCATCTCGTATCGGCATATTGGCGAGCTTTTTTACAAATTGATTTATAACGTTTTCTATCTTGTAAAGTAGTCTCAATTTGAGCAATCATTTCATCTCCAGTTTTAAATTTAATAGGTGCATTATCATATGTACATAAGTCTTGACAAGCAATTGGTAACCCTAATGCACTAGCTTCTATATATTTTAAATCTGATTTAGCTTTATTAAAAGTATTATCTTCCAATGGAGCTACTATCATATTTACGTTCAAATCAAATAAACCCTTACCATATTCATATAACCTTTTCCATGGATGAAATTCTACTTTACCTGATCTAACTAAATCTACTAATGGTAATGGGTGAGCTCCTAAAAATACCCATTGATATTTATCAATAGTTTTTCTTATAACTTCATTAACGTGGTAAAAATCATCTTTAAATTTAACTCTTTGATCTACATCGAAATGAGCTCCTGAACCTGCGTATAATATTCTTGGCTTTCTTTTATTTTTGTCATAACTTTCCATTGTACGACTTGCATTATAATATCTATCTAACCAAAACTTAGGCATAAAATTAGGTATAACAGTAACGTTTTTATTACCTGATTTTTCTTTATAGTAATCCCTCATAAATGGACATGTAACTGAAATTTCATCAACCATAGACATCATTTCTTGAGATGCTTTTCTTATATTAGGGTCTGCAAAAGCTGTTTTATATTTATTATAATCAGGTATATCTTCATGAAAACATATATCATCTATTTCGTATATTAATCTAAAATTATTTTTATCAGCTAATTGCCTTAACCATTTTACAAATTCCAATTGTGCTGGAGTGGCCTGTCTTTGTATTCTTACCCCTTTAGTTTGAATGTAATAACGTTCATCTACATTCATTACCGTGGTACCTTGAACTATAGCTTTACTATGAGCATTCATTACTTGCTCTGGCCAGAGCATTCTCCAATGACCACAACCAGAATAATCAGCATAATAATTTAAAAATCGCGGTAAATTAACTTCTGGCTGCGGAGA